TTCTACTCTTCAATCCAACTCAAATAATTCTACATTTGATATTTATGCTCAAGCAAATATTGGGAAAGGGTGGGTTCCACCATGAGAACAAATAGAGCTGATGGCTTACAACAAAAATTGGATATTGTTGGTTCATCAACGTTTGGTATAAATCCTAAAATATTAGCTAGTAGAACGTTTAATATGATCCAGTCTGATGATTGGCTAATAGGATATAGTGGTTATAAAAAAAAGCTGACAATTTTTGAGACTGGCAATGGTAGAGGTATATTTACAAGCATAAAATCCAATAGTTTAATAGTAGTCATAAGTAATAGAGTTTATTCGATAAAAGTATATACAGAAACTGGAAAAACTTCTCAAACTTATTCATCATCTTTTATAGGACAAATAGATACTTTTTTTGGAGATTGTTTTATAGATGAGAATAATACCAATCAGATTGCGATATGTGATCAAAAAAACATATACATTTACAATTATATTTCTGAAACTTTTGTGATGGCAGTTTTGCCAGAAGATTTTGTTGCTGGATATGTAACTTATCAAGATGGCAGATTTGTTGCTACTGATTCATCAAGTGCAAGATGGGCCTTATCAAAAGAAGGTGATGGATTAAACTGGTTTTGGGGGGCATCTGGTGAACCAGTATTTAATACTATACAAACTAAACCAGATTTCGCGCGTGGAGCTTTAAGATTCCCGGGAAGAGGAAATTTATTATTTGTTATGGGGAATTCTGTTACAGAGTTGTGGACAGATGTTGGCGCAACTTTTTTCCCTTATCAGCGTAGTACTTCTATTAATTTTGACTATGGTTGTATTAATCCTGCGACTATTGCGGCCTCTGGTGAGATAGTAGCGTGGTTAGGATATAACGAGAAATCTGGTCCTGTAATTATGTATTCTACGGGTTCAGATATTAAACAAATTTCTACAGATGGAATAAATTTTAAATTCCAAACTTTAACCAATCCTTTTTCATCATCAGCATTTTTTGTAAAATTAAATGGTCATCTAATTTATCAATTAACATTTTATGATCCAAATGACAATTACAGTTTAATATATGATTTTAATACTCAAAAATTTTATGATGTAACTGATGAAAAAATGAATTATCACATAGCTAGACGAGTAGCATTTTTTGATAATACTTATTTTTTCGTAAGTTTTAATGATGGAAATTTATACGAAATGGATTCAGATTATTCATTTTATGATTATGGAGAATTTGAAGACGGAAATAAAAAGATATTTGAAATTCCGCGTGTAAGGGTATGCAATAATTTTAGGATGCCTGATTCATCGCGGTATATTATTAACAATATAACTTTTACTCTTGAACAAGGGAATGATCAATTTCATTTAGAATATAATAAAAATTATCAGCCTAGAATTGGTCTATCAATTTCAAAAAACGGTGGCATAAGTTTTAGTAGTTATGTCGAACGACCAGTTTATTTGAGCGGTCAAAGAAGAAATATATTAAATTGGTGGAGTTTGGGGAGTGCTAATGATTTTGTCCCTCAGTTTAGGTTTTGGGGGAAAGGGCCATGGCATGCGTTTGATGGCGTAATGAGTATTACACAATGAAAGTCCCGCTTTTTACAAGACAATCTTTTGTAGATAAAGATGGGAATTTAACCCCTGCTATTCAACAAGTATTTGATGTTCTATTTCAGCAAATGCAGCAGAATTTATCTAATGATGGAATGGTTATTCCTGGATTAAATACTAATGATATTAATCAAGCGGCTTCTCCATCAAATAATAATAATAAACCTAATGGAACATTGTGGTATGACACTACTACTAATGAACTAAAATTAAAGAAAAACGACACCGTTGTTGTTATAGCATAGGTAAAAAAAATGAATTTAAATCCATTCTCCAAATCGTTTAATGAAAATCCTGCTGATGCAGCGATGCCTTATTTAGATCAAATCCCCGAAACAATAACACCTTATTATAATCCTTATATTAATGCTGGGAGAACTAGCCTAAAAGAACTGATGTCACAATATGGATCATTAATAAAAGACCCAGTTGCATTAATGAACCAAATTGCAGCGACTTATTCGCAGTCGCCTGGATATAATTTCCAAATGAATCAGGCAATGAATGGCGCAAATGCGGCGGCTGCTGCTGGTGGAACATTAGGATCATCTGGGCATCAAATGCACGCTGCATCTATGGCCGGAGATGTTGCAAACCAAGATTTTTATAATTTTCTAACACGTGCATTAAACTTATATGATACTGGCTTAAAAGGATATGGAGATATAAATCAGCTCGGATATGGTGCATCTAGTGAGTTAGCTAATTCTCTTTCTAATAATCTTACAAATCAAGCTGGTATGCAATTCGCTGGCACTCAACATCAGAATCAAGCTAACGCCGATAATTTTAATTCTTTGCTGGGGTTAGGAAGTGCTGTTGGGACTGGTTTAATAAATAAATTTTTTTAAAAGGCCGCTAAAATGCCAACTCCGATTGTAAATTTTGCCGCTCTTCAAACACAAGGAAATCCTGGAACTCGTGGGATTATTCCTGCAATAAAAGAAGGAATGGATTTATTTTACTATCCACAGGCTAAGAAAGAGGAACTTGAAAAACAAAGATTAGCAAACGCATTAGCACAAATAAATTTACAGTTTTCTCCAGAAATGAGTGAGGCAGAACTTCAATATAAGAAAGCGCAAGCCCCTCATATGAATGCACAGACTAATCTAATAAATCAACAATCTCAGTATTACCCAGATGATATAAAATCCCAAATTGCTCATAGATTAGCGCAAACTGGTTTGGTTAACGAAGAGTCAAAATATTATTCTAACGATATGGAATCCAGGCTTAATGAAAGGGATTCGCATGCTAATTTATTAAAACAACAGGCTTATTTTTACCCATTACAGCAGGCATTGGGGGCTTTTAAAGATGTAAATAATCCTAGAAATAGCAGATTTGGCGCCGCTTATGAAATGTCTCGTACTTTAAATGCGATGCCTCCGGCAGCACGTTTTGCGTGGATTTCTGATAATTCAGAAGCATATACAAATATGCTTAACATGATGTCGAATAAAGCACTTGAACAAAAAAATAATTCTGGACAGATGAACCCTGCTTTAGAAAAAGTAATTACAAAATATTTCCCTGATTTAACAAAAGAAAATTTAACTTTTAATCCTAATGAAATGGAAAAAAATGCTCTCATAAATAGTGGTATAGGTCGTATTAAAGATATTGGTACACAATCTTTAATCCCTGATATGCAACAATTACCATTTCCTAAGAATATGCCAATGCCAAACCAAGGTATGGCTATGAATGACATGCAGAATATTGAACAAAATACTACTCCTCCTATGCCAGCGCTGTTTAATACGTCTCCAGAAGATGCGCAAAGAATAAAAGACGCTGCAAACATTTCAGCAAATAATGCGCTTGTTACCACAAAAACGCGTAATCAATTAGAAGGTGGTATTCAAGTTGCTGAAATGATGAATGATCCGATTTTCCAGAAACAGGCAATTTCAGCTAGTTTATATGCGGGTGCTGTTGGAAAAGGGAAAGCTGCTATCGATGCTTTACTACAAAAAAATCCTGATGTTTATATGGAATATTTATCATTTATGACTGATAAAGCTATAGTTTTACTAAATAGGGTAAAGCAATTGGATAATATGGCGTCTACCAATCAACAGAGAGACGAACTGTGGGGCTTGTATTATAAGACAATGGATAAAGTGACATCAAATCCAGAACAGTTCTTAAAAGCATTAAATAATTTGGGTCAGACTCTAGATATGTTGGGTAAATCAGTTGAAAAAAGTGCAAACCCATTAGGCGGACAAAGAATAATGCCAAAAATTAATCCTATTTCTATATCAAAAGATATTAATAATAAAAAATCTAAAGAATCTGGCATGGTAACCATTGTTTCGCCAAGTGGAAAAATGTATCAATTTCCAGAAGATAAAGCCCAACAAATACTTTCTTCACATCCTCAATTCAAAAGAATGTAATTATGCAAGATTATGAAGAAGATGATAATTATTACAATAATTTTGATTATCCGGGGTCAAATCCGACAGATTATGACGAAATAGCTATGCGCGAAGGCGGTATTTTAGTTGATGGAAATGAAAATTCTAGTACAGATTATGACGAAATAGCTATGCGCGAAGGTGGTGTTTTAGTTGATGGAAATGAAAATTCTAGTGACGATCGGAGTTATTTACAAGCTTTTGGTGATTTATTAAAACCTCATTTAAAGACAAATTTAGATTTTATTTTAGGTGCTGGAGATTCTCTTGTAAATTTCCCTAAAGGAGTAGCGAATATGATTGCTCCTGATAGTATGCAAATTCCTTTATCAAGGAGTAGTGAAGGAACTGCTTATGATATAGGCGAGGTTGCAGGGGATATTGCTGGATTTATTTCTGGAGGCGCTCCATTAAATGCTATGCGAGCAGCCATAGCAGGTAAATCCATCCCTTATGCTAGTAAAATTGCATCTAAATTGGGAGGAAATGAATTTCTTCCAACTTTAGCAAGAAGGGGGATAGGTAGTGCATTATATGGTGCTGTTCAATCTCCAGAGGGTCGAGGAGAAGGAGCATTACTTGGCGGCGGCGTATCCCTCGCAACAGATTCATTATTGAAGGGGGCTGGTTCAATATTTAAAGGGGCTAAGAACTATTTCCGTGGAAAATTAACGGCTAAAGAATTAAAAAGAAATTTAGAAATTAATAGAGGGATTGAAACTGGTCTAGGAGACATTATAGGTTCTCCATTTCTTAAACGTGTATCTGAAAATTCTTTATCAAAAAACCCATTTTCTGGAAGTGATGACTTTACAGCCAGAATTTCAAAAATATTGAAAATCGTGGTAATAAAGTTTTAACTGGATATTTAGGGAATACTTCTCCTCTTGAAGTACCTGAAAAATTAGGTAAATCTTTAAATAAAGTTTATCAAGAAGAAACTGTCAAAAAAAATGCTTTATATAATGAAGCAAATAAAATTGCAGATGAAAATAATTTAAAACTTGATTTATCTAATTTTTCAAATAAAGCTAAAGAATATTCAGATATAATTAATGATCAACATTTTTTAAAATATGAACCAAAATATAAAAAAATATTAAATAGGCTTGTAAATTATCATACACCTTTTAAAGAATCTAAAATACAAGCTTCTATAGCTGGTGAAAAATTTTATCTCCCTGGGTCAAATGAAATAAAATATCCTTCTTTAAAAGAAGCTAATATTCTTTCTGGAAAATTAAGAGAACTTTCAAGAATAAGTCGTAAATCTTCTACTCCAGAAGATAGATACCAAAGTAAAATATTTAGCAGCTTATCTAAATCTTTAAAAGATGATATTAAGTATTCCATTAATAATAGCGGGAATGAAAAATTAAAATCTGCTTATGATAATGCTGAAAAGAATTATGCAAATAATTTTTCTTCTTTTTTAGATAAAGATATCTATCAATATTTAAATGGTCAAAAAGATGCAGAAAATCTTATTAATGATTTTATAGTTACTGGTAGTACAAGCGATAAAGGCAATAAACTTAAAAAATTAATGGATAAACTCCCGGAAGAAGATAAAAACTTAGTAAAATATTCTTATTTATCTCGTGCTTTAAAAGGTGCTGAAGATAAGCGTACTTTAAATCCATTAAATCTTGCTACCCACTGGGGTGATACTAAACTTGGCCCCAGACAAAGAAAAGCATTAGTCCCGAATGCTGCTGAAAGAGAAGAACTGGATAGGATATCAGAATTAGCCAAAATCAATTCTAATTCTCTTAATAGGATGTTTAATCCTCATACTGGTCAAAGAATGGCAGAATATTTTCTTCCTATTATGACTGGTTATGCTGGTGGCCAATCTTTCTTCCCTGATTCAATTCCTGATCCTATCGCTGGTGGACTTGGTATTATAGGTGCTGGTTTATTAAGTAGGGGAGCATCAAAATTTCTACATTCTCCTACCGTAAGAGAAGCTATTGTAAATAGAATGATTAACAATGCTGCTAAAAAAGAACCATCATCAAATTCCACAGATGCGTTAAAAGCTTTATTAATAAATATTTATGGTGATAAATAAGTTATTTTTTATTTTTTTTGTCTTTTTTTTGCTTATGTACATCATAAACACTAAGTATAAAAGCTGGTACTATCATTACTATCATGCAATACCCAACAAACATAAATAAAAGCTTAATAGTTACAAAAAAACCTAAATGAATTATTGAAATAATAATTATAGCTATACATAAAAAAGCCATCATTTCCCCCCTATCTTAAAGGAATATTAAAATGTCATCAGCTCTCCAGTATATCAGTTTTGGCGATCTTGAACTGTATTTTGTTGATAAAGATAGTGGGCTGCCTTTGTCGGCTGGGAAAATAAATTTTTACTCTGATATAAATCGAAGTACTCCTAAATCTGTATTTTCTCTTAGTGGATCCCCTCCAAATTACTCTTATGTAGATATAGGGTCGCAATTTATATTAAGTGGTTCAGGAACTTTTCAAGATTTAGATGGAAATAATATCATCCCTTATGGTTATCCATATGATGCAAATGGGAATGTTGAACTTTATTATATAACGGTTTTTAGCTCGACTGATGTCCCACAATTCACACGCGAAGCACAGCCGCCAGGGGTGACAGCAACTAATCCAGAAGAAGAAGGGTTAGATATTCAAAATTTCATCCCAAATGGACAATTTTTATTACATAACAATATCCCTGCTAATATCCTAACAAATGCACCCGCAGGGAAAATTACATCTTCTTATACACAAATAGCAGCAGGAGGATGGTCATTTGAAAGGCCACTTGGAAGTTCTTCAGAAGATAATGTAACATTTTTTAGGTATCCTTCTTATGTTCCAAACCCAAGTGCTAGCCCACGTTATGCAGTTCGTGTAAATTGTTCAGCTCCTAATCCTGCTGATTCTTTTAAATATTTAGGGATAAGATTTTCTGATGTTAATAAATTTGCATCTACTACCCAAGAATATACTTTTTCTTTTTCTGGCATTACGGATAATAGTGTTGATTTTCCAGTAACTATTTATTTATTGAAATATTTTGGTACGGGAGGATCTCCAACAGTAACTACAAGTATTGGGACTTTCAATTTTTCAAGTGTCAATCAGATTTCTTCTAGTGCATTTATATTTGGTACAAATGTTGGGAAAAATATAGGTGTAAATAATGATGATTACGTACAAATAGTTATTGGGTTCCCTACCGCTTTTGGTTTTACTGGGGTATTAACTGATTTTTCTTTAGTCATTGGGAATATTAATATTCAGGGATTCCCTATTAGTACCAATAGGGATTTTATTACACGTACTTTAACCACTGATACGCCAGACCCAAACGGATATAATTTAGGATTGCCTCTAATATTAACTAAAGATGGGTTATCTTTTGACCTTTCCCAAATTGGGAAAATATTTCCAACCATTTTATATTACCCTGGTTATGGTGAATTGCCATGTGATGGGTCAGTTTATAGAACGGATGATTATTCATCTGATGGAATCCCATATGCTAGGTTATATAAGAATCTAACAGATACTCCTGTTGTTCCTGGGAGTTTAGGTAACCTCGGTATTGCGATGTTTGGTACGGGCAAGACTTATGTTACAGCTTCTCAAGTTGATACAGGTATAGGTTTTATATCCACGAATCAGACTGGTCCACAAACAGCAACTGCTGATGGCGCAGTTCCAACTGGATTTACTTTTACTACTGTCTGTACAGGGCAAGCTTCTCCTTCTACATTAGGGTTTAGCAGTTGGACATATGGGACAGGCGGAAAAACTTGGTATCTTTGTAACTCATCTGGGTATGTCACCCCTGGGACAACTTCAAGCTCTGGTTGTCCTCAAATAACAGTAAATAGTTCTCCGAATCCTTCTCAAGGGGAAATCGTCGGTTCTTCGGTTGCACAACAATTAATGAGCATAAGTGCTACTGGTGCGCCTGCTGCTTCAACTTTTATCCAGGTAGCTAATCCTTCTCAGCAATTTAAAATATGGTTTACCCTTAATGGAGTCGGTACAGTTCCTGGTGGGAGTGGCACACCTATTAGAGTTAACATGTTAACTAATATGGGTCCAACTGATACTACTTACGTATTAGGGCAAGTGCTTTCTGGTTTCCAACTTTCAACTTTTACGACAGTAGCTGGTAATTTAATTCCGCCTAGTTCATATTTTACTTTTTATGCTAATGGTCAAGCGTATGTAGTTTGGTATAATTTGAATGGTGCTGGAGTATCCCCATCTGCTGGGACAGCTATTTTAATATCTGTTACGTATAATACTTCTCAAACTGCTAATGTAATTCTTTTAAATACATTAAAAGCAATTAATAGGATGTATTTTGCAACCCCAGATTTAAGAGGATGGGTTATTAAGGGATGGTCAAATCAAGGTGCTGATGATATTAATATAGCATATAGATTTTCTAGGAATGGAACACGTTATGACCATCCTCAGATTGGCTTAACATCTTATATTGGTTCTTATCAAAAAGATGTTTTACTCGATCATACCCATGTAACCCAGCAATATAGTAATCTTCCACCATCTCCAGCAACAGACAGAGAAATTGATTTTAATTCCGCCGCCGATTGGACATATACTAAGCTCCCATTAACAACAACAGATAACGCGTATCATTTAATGGTAGAAACTGGAACTGGTCAAAATGATACAAAAAATGTTTATTTAAATTACGTTATAAAATATTAGGAGCTATATAATGATTACACGTTTTAAAATGACAAGAGATATTAATGGGTTTAATGGTTTTGGTCGCAAATTTTCTAATACTAATTATCAAGCGTTATTAAGTGGAAATGTAATAGACACTTTAGTTATTCCGCCTACGCAAGATGCCACTTATACGAATATATTTGCTATTTTTAATTATCAACCTGGTTCTCCTGTATGGGTGTCCATAAATAATACAGTTGCAATCCCTACAGGTTCATTTACACAAGTTACTGCAGAATTAAATCCTGAAGCTCTTTATCTGAAAAGTGGAGACTCCGTTTCTTTTATTACCAGTGATGCTACTTGTGAAGTAGGAGTAGCATTATATGCCGTGGCCTAATAATAAAGGTGGAATAACTAAGAACCCTATTATTCATTCACCTTTTAATAAAAGTATTCCTCTAAATGGTATTCTCCCACCACCTGAAGAAGAATATTTTAGGGTTACTAATGACAATGATTTTCGAATTACCAATGAAGATCAGTTTAGAATTACAAATGATCAATGAGTATAAAAAATGGCTAATAAAAAAATTGTTGAACTTGACCCAATAGTAACATTATCTGGGAATGATATTCAGGAAACATCTGATAGTTCAGGACTTTTACCAAGTAAAAAAGAAACACGTACCCAAACACTGTTATATACTCAGCAAAATACTACATCAGATAATATTGCGCAGGGAACAAATCATATTTATGCAACTATTGACGGTGGAACAACTGATAATTTATCCGGGTTACCTACTATCGTTGCTATTCAATCAGCAAGTTATCCCCCTACTGGTAGCGCATCTGGTGATTTATCCGGGACATATCCTAATCCGACTGTATCAAAAATTAATGGCAATAATCTTGGAAATACGTCTGCTATATCAGGAAATATACTAATAGGATCAGGCGCTGCCTGGGTTACAAACACAATCAGTGGCGATGCAAATATAACGGGGACTGGCATATTAACTATTGCCAATAATGCAATTACCACTATCAAAATCAATAATAACGCAGTAGATTTAACTACCAAAGTAAGTGGTATATTGCCTACTACTAATGGTGGCACTAATATCAACACCTATACATTGGGCGATACCCTCTATTCGTCTGCCCCCAATACCTTGGCAAAACTGTCCGGCAATACGACTGCGGGGAAACAATACCTTAGTCAAACTGGAACTGGGACAATATCAGCTCCTCCCGTATGGTCTACTATTAACGCAGGTGATATTACTGGGAACGCATTAACTACTGTTAATGATACTAATATTATTTTGTCTTTAGGTGGAACGCCAAGCACTGCATTATTACAAACAACTAGTATCACAGCCGGTTGGCTAGGGCAACTTAGTGTTACGCGTGGTGGGACTGGATTAAGTTCAGGAACATCTGGCGGCATCCCATATTATAGCTCTACTACTACAATAGCATCTAGCCCAGTTCTTGGTGCTAATCAATTAGTTATTGGGGGTGGTGCAGCAGTTGCGCCATCCACTAACGCTAATCTTACCTATGACGGTACTGCACTAGATGTTAGTGGGGGCGGAGCAGGCAATATAACTCCCTTATTAATCTTACAGTCCAAACGATCATTTGCCCCTGCTAATGATGGGCTGCTATTGGCCGGATTAGCGTCTAATGGCACAGTTGGCTCCCATGACTACGGTGCGATTGTGATGGGCAGTAACCCGGTAAGCGGCGACGGTGGCGCATCAATTTTCCAACTCCGCGTCGGCGGGTCAAGCACCAGAACCACCAGTAATGGCCTATTTTTACAAGCCACTAGCACTAGTGCTAACTCGACGACTGAGATCGCGTTTTATACCGGATTTTCGACAAAAATCGCATCGTTTAACAGCACCGGCGTCTTAAATATTGCCTCACTGACGCCATCACAAATAGTATTTACAGATGCCAGCAAAAATTTGACAAGCGTGAGTGTACTCCCTATTACCAATGGTGGGACTAATATCAGTACCTATACACTAGGTGACACATTATATGCGTCGGCCGCAAATACGTTGTCCAAGCTAGCAGGCAATACGACAACGGTTAAACGATTTTTGACACAAACCGGGACGGGGACAGTATCGGCCGCCCCTGTTTGGTCAGCGATTAGCGGGAGTGATATTACTGGTGCTGCATTAACGCGGGTTAATGATACTAACGTGAGCTTAACATTAGGTGGCACGCCAACGACTGCATTATTACAGGCTACAAGTGTAACAGCAGGCTGGCTAGGGCAACTTAGCGTGCCGCGCGGCGGGACTGGATTAAGTGCAGGGATATCTGGCGGGATCCCTTATTTTAACAGCACCACTACGATGGCCAGCACGGCTTTTCTTGGCAGTAATCAGATTATGCTTGGCGGTGGTGCTTTCGCTGCTCCATATACTAACTCTGGGTTTTTCTATGACCCGGGGAATGGTATAGCGGTACTTAGCACGTCGGCAATTTCCGCAAGTTGGAGGATAATAACCACCTCAGTTACGGGAGGAAATGAAGCATCAGTGGTTTTAGATCGCGGGACACTAGCAGGCGGTTATGCACAACTACACTTATGGACCAGTGGCGTTGAAGATTGGTCAATTGCTACGTTAGCAAATTCACAAAACATTACCTTCCAGTTGAATTCCACCTCGGTTCCGTTCACCTTTACCCCCACCGGCAGCTTGACCGCGACAGGCGCGTCAGCCGCCACAGTGATCAGCGCCACCACTACCTTGACCGGCACTGCGAATGAAGGCTCGTTTTACGCACGACGGGGGGATTCCGCCAATGGTTATGCGCAGTTAGCACTGTTTACCGGTGGGACTGCAGATTGGTATATCGGGACGCGCGCCGGCAGTACTAATATGAGGATATACGCTACTGGAACAACTAATACAGTCGTATATGATATGCAACAGTCCGGGAATTTAAACCTTCCTAAAAATTGTTGTTTTAGTTCTTATTTATCAACTGGGACTGGATGGAGATTTTTTACAAAAGATAATGTAAAAGTCGAAAGCGAAGGGCTGCTAAACAGAAGATTGAACGAAATAGAGCTATTTATAAACCGGGAGGTTATATGAAAAAGTATAAATTTGGGGCATCACAATTTAAAAAAAGCACCCCATCTAAAATTAAAAACATATCAACTGGCATATTAGCTATATGCACTATCTTGAGTGGGGCATCAATTATTAATGATTATCCTATGTTAGCATTATCAATATTAATAATTGGAGCAATTTCTAAGACAGTCGCCCAATTTTTCTCAGACGAACCAGATAAACCAGATCCTGAAAAATATAAGGCTAGTAATGCTTTCAAAAAAAATTAATAATTTGTTATAGTCGCAATAGGTCTGAGATTTATTTCATCTTCTTGTCGTTCCCTGTCTTTTAATTCTAAATAAAGCTTATTTATTTTATCTTTTGTCACTTCATACGCGACTATGTTAAACCATGTCGCGGCAGCATGATCTTCATCGTCGATGCCCATTAGCCAATACATGAAATGCCGTTCTGCTGATGATTTAAACCTATCGAGTTCTTCTTTACTTGCTGCGTTGCGCCAATTATTATCGCCGTATTTTTCAGCCCCCCTAGCCATAAGCTGCGCCCATCTTAAATACATACTTTTATCGCATAGATCGAATCTATCTTTATCTTTTTGGGTATCTCTTACCATGCCATTTTGATATTTTTCTCTTTCTCCAGAGTCTTTTGTAGAAAATTTATAACTCATGATTAAACTATCTCCTCATTTCTAAATATTCTATATTTTGCACCATTGTCAAGTTTAATTAATTGATGCAATAAAAATCTAATAAGTTGATCTTCAGAATCGCATTCATATGGATATATATTTGGCTCAGCTTCATTTACGACGGTATATTTTAAAGACATTTTATTGCTTCCTCTAAATTTAAATTTATTTATTAAACTGCGGACTACGATACAATTTCTTTATAATTATAAAATATATATATATCATGGTCTAATTTTTTGATAATGATATCAACCTAAGTAATTCAGACATTTGGAGATTGTACACATCATCTAAATTAATAATTTCCCCATTTTTTTTATGGAGAGCTGATATCCTATGGCTCCAAACATAACCTGCGGCAAAGTCGGAATCTCTGATCAGCTTATTGGATGACATTTTTTTGTCGGCATAAGGATAGGCATACACATAAGTTAAATAATATAGGTTATAAAAAAAATCATCGCTCTTAGAAGCATGCTCAAAACACATATCACTTATGTGCTGCCATTCATCGTTATTTATATTATCATTTTTAATAACCCGGTCATAAAGATTTATCACATAGGTTATTAAATCATTTTTTTTCCTGGATGATTTAAAAAATTTAGAAAATCCATATTTTTCATCTTTGATTAACCATAGCGCAAATTTTGGCCAAACAAGCGTTAAATCTGCGCCAACACAAATTGACTCAATAAATTTAAATGGTAGGTTTTGAGATAAATATTTATCTTGTAATCCATGGTATATATTATTAATAACATATCCTAATGTTAATGGAATGCCAAGATTAGTCTGCAATTTATAATATGCTTCCTCATGTATAATACATTCGATTGCACCACCTCCTTTTTCATTGTCAAATCCACGTGACTTTATTATTTGTTTATTGTCATAATGATTTTTGAGTTGGATTAATATATTGTTTTTTATATTTACATCTCCGTTAAAAGCACAGAGTTCTTTATTTTTCATTATTTCCGCCCCCTTGGTAATATTTTTTTGTTTCTTCAGTGCCTTTTAAGTATCCGTTTATATAGACTAATAGGACATTTGATTTTTGAAATTCCCCGCATGATTTATCGTAGATTTCTTTTATTTTTAGATCATCTGACAGATTTAAAATATCATCTATATAGGATGATTCCATGATTGCATTTGTTAATTTGAGCAAAAAAATCGAGGACATGATCGAATCAGTGTACCCCTTAGCATATATGTTTAGCATATCATCATTAATATGCTCCATATTAATTAGATAATTTTTTAAACTGGTATTTTTTTTAAAAGACATATCTAATATGGCTGTGTTTATTTCGGTGTTTTCCATTTTGTTCCCCTATGTGTGTGTTTAATTTTATTTATTAGGATCAGATAATATTTCACAATAATCTTGGAAAATATCATCTATATCACCATAAAACTCTTCCCAGATTTCTTCCGGAGTGCCAGGATATTCTGGCGAACTGGGCTTATACCCAAGTAATACACAACGCTGTATATTAGGATGTACATGGGAAAAGCCAAAATACGAAATCAGAGTTTTACTAATTTCTTCATCTTCAAAAAATGCCAGCAACAAATCATTTTTATATATCGTTGATAATTTACTTAACGGTTTATCTGTTGTATTAATTTGGTTTTTGGATATTAATATCCCAAAAGTCTCTACAGTGTTTTTGTAATCTTCAAGATTCATTTATTCTTCCTTCAATTTTAGATAGTCATGTATGTCTGTATGTTCATATAACTAATTCCTCAGACAATTTGCTGGATTTGTTTTTTTGATCGACTGATTCAATACCCCCTAAATCTTCGAGGACATCTGCGTTATTTTGCCCCCCATAATCTGCAGCCTCATCCAATCCTATAGCATGTTGTAACATCGGATTAGTCGGGATGTACTTAAATATGCGCCTAATAGGACATTTTAAAATCATGGCAGTTGGGTCAGTATGCCAAGCTGATTTACTGGACGCATACCCTGGAGACTTGTCGCGTATTTGATATATCTCTTCGATCGACATGTAATCAAATGCTTTGCCGCCTGTTTTAAGCTCAAAAACCACATATGCGCCTTTAATTTCTCCCCGATCATCATCCGCTGGTAAATGTGTTAATCTTGGGCTATCTCCATATTGCAATTTAAAAATGTCATTTTTGTAGACTATTCTTGGGATGGGGATATTTGACAATATATTTGCTCTCCCTATTAGATCTAACATCCCTCGATATCCTAAAATAAATTGGCATTGATCTTTGTATGGAATTAAATAGCAAAGCCCGCGTGTCCCTCCCACCTCAAGCCCCAATTGGGCGGCATTTAAGACGCTTCCCCATACCGATTCAGGTTTACAGTTCATGAGGTTAGGATTTTTTTTAATCTCCATAGCGATCACCCTGAGCATCCTATCTACCATTTTTTTATCTGGCACGAGTGAATATATCTGTTTGCGCCTACTCACTAATATATCCATGATCGGGGATAGTTTTGTCTGCTTTTGCTCATCGATTATTTGTACTTGATTAGTTTTTATTATTTCTTGCGTCATCGTTGGTAACTCTCGCGCTTGTTAAAATGGATTGCGGTAAAATTATTAATTTTCTTACCGATTAAATATAAATTGGTATATTATTGGTAATTACTGATCGCTGAATAATCTAAGTACGCGGCTACTACTTGTAGAGCTATATTTCTTATATATTTCTGGCATTTCTTTTTTCAGCCTTTCAACATCTAACCTAGTATTTGCTTGTGTTTTCCAGGTCGCCATTTTATCCCCATATTCGTTAAGCAGAATTTCATTATCTTTTAGATATGATTTAATATTTAGCTCATGAATCTTTTTTGCTTCTTCATAAAGTTTTATATTTTTTTTGGCTAAATTTAATTCTTCCCATTCTTTTAAGATTGGTTCATTTACTAATATTTTTTTCTCGGGGCTATGTTGTGGGTATAACCTTGATATATCTTGCGAAGTTGTTGGCTCTGGTGGTATTCTGGCTAATATATTATTAATCCAATAATTTTTTTCGATAAGGATTATTTTTTCTTCCAGCTCTGGATCTCGCTCATAGGTGTAAACCCTAAAATCTGCATCGCCAATTAATACAGCAATGTCAACACGTGGTATATTAGTAACGATTGAGTAATGAGCAACTTGTAGCAAATAAGCGTCGGGTATAGCATCAGTGTGTACCTCCCCCCATAGATAAGACATCCTTTCGTTAGTTGATTTTAATTCGACGATTATTTTTTGCCCGGACGGCAAAACTGCAAATCTATCAATATTACCTATCATCCAGTTATATTCAGGGTGTCTATACATATTCTCTGGGTGTAATACAGGATACCCAGTTTGCTCATGATATAGATCAGCTATTATTTGCTCTTTATAATGCCCCATACGTTGCCGTAACGTCATTTTATCCTCTGTTGCATCTCCATATACCTTATCCATATAGACCTCAAGAGAGGTTTTGAATGGAGATTTCCCGCATATCGCCGCAAGGTCTGACCCCCCTATCCCGGTGCGTCTCTCAGCTTTTTGGGCTTGTGTTAACATCTTTATTCTCCTTGTCTTTTTTAATTTGTATTTCTTCGCGGTTTATTGATACCCCTTTGGGGGCGATTATTCTTAGTCTTACTCTTGATTTAATTATCTCAGCAACATCAATGATAATATCACCGTTTATTATTATTTTTTCTCCTTTTTTACGTTCTAAAACTAAGCCTGGGTAATCAATTAATTTTTCCATTTTTAATCTCCTTTTATTTGATTTTTAAAAATATTATTTAAATTTTATTAAATTATATTTTTACGTTTATTGGTAGTCGCGAAATATAAATTTATTAAACTTAAATATTGTTCGTGAGTAAAATTACAATTTAGGATATCGTTTGTCGTCATATTTAACTGCATCTCTAAATATGTATGGTCTATATGATGCTCATATAACGTGCGTATCATCATTGCTATATCTTCGTAGAGTTCTACTCTGTAATTTTGTGGTCTGATTATTATCTTGCTTAGATCAATGCTGTATTGCATTTTTTCACTCCTAAAATTTTTAATAAAAATTATCTTAATATTAATTAATAACGCTCATTTATTATTATTTAATATTTATGTTTATTATTTTATTTTTTTATTTTTATTGAGCGTTAAATAAACGATACGCCATGGGATTATTAATTGCAATGCGGTGGGTTATCTAGCCGGCAATGTACTGCAAAAAATTTATTATTCAGCGATTAGACTACACAGGTAGGAGCAATAATATTGCATATAAATTATTGTAAATGATATTAACTGATCAAGTATGAAAATAAAAAAAGGAGATAGAAATGAAATTATATGATTATATAAAAACCCATCCATTGCCAGATCGCCAGGTGCGTAATTTTATTGCTGCTGTCTGTAATCTTGACGCCGAGACTATTAAATTTTGGCAAAAACATCCTAAAAAAATTGAACCTAAATATTATGCCGCCATTGAAAAAGCAACATTAGGACACGTTACAGTAGATGAGCTAGCAAATAAGTAATGAAACAGGATATTCCATAACATACAGGGAGGTTAAAAAATGAAGTCTATTATCATATCAGCCGTAATACTCTTAGCGATTACGGCCGCATCTTTTGGCATCGCCAAGCATTCGCATCAGATATATCTAGGATATGACTATCCAGACCATAGTAATTATTAGATCATAAACGGAGTATATTTAATAATTGCTATGCGATGCCCCTATCAAAAAAAAACACAAAAGAGATCAAAATGAAGTGGTTTAAACACAACACAAATTCCCTCCGCGATGAAAATATTCGATTAGTTATGAATCAATTTGGCCTAAAAGGGTATGCACGGTACTACATGCTTATGGAGATAATCGCGGAAAAAATGGGTCATCAGGGGGTAGAATCAGTCACGTATCCGATCAAAGACTGGTGTAATATGATTAGTATTAGATCAAAACCATTGGTCGAGTACCTTAAATACTTGGAGGAAATCGGCGAAATAACACTCTATATATATGACGAACCTGAAAAGTTAAATCATAACTCTGCAAAGTTACGACACAACTCTGCAGAGTTAGATCACAACTGTGCAGAGTTACGACACAACTCTGCAGAGTTAGAACACAACTTTTCAAAGTTACGACACAACTTTGTAACTTTTATAACGATTTCTTTCCGTAAGTTATTGATATCAAAGGCTAATAATCAAAAGGCGGATAATGCAGATTTGAAATTATTTAAAAAAACTTTTCAAAAAGTTTCGCTAGATATATATAAAGAAGATATAGATAAAGCAGATATAGATAAAGAAAAAGAAAAAACACACCATACAAAAAAAAGCCACACACAGCTAAGTTATCCAAGCTCCTCAAGTGAGCCACCTCAAGATTTCCAATTTCTCAAGTTTTTGGAGCTATACCCGAAAAAAGTATCGGATCAAAAAAAACAAATGGCTCATCACCAATGGCGACTTGGTCATCACGTTTCAGAAATTGGGAGGATTTTAAAATTTCTCAGGGCAAAAAATGATGCGTCATGGCTTGCAATGGTTGAGTCCGGACAAGATCAATTTATCCCTGACCCACACAATTTTTTAAAAAATAAAATGTATCTTGCTGAGGTAGAAATACCACTTACAGACAGTCAGCGTAAGGATTTGGAAGTTAAAAAATTAGTTGATAGATTGCAAAAAAAAGAAAAAGGAGTAGATAAAAATGACTGATTTTGACAGGAAACTTTTTGTCAGTGAAGCCATATGTACAGCGGCTCGGATGATGCTTTGTGACAAAAATTTAAACGATGATTATTACAGCATATGTATTGAGCAAACATTAAAATATGACCTGGAAATTATTGGGCAAGCTCTCAAAAATTGGGTGAGATATAACCGAGGACAAGGCCATATGCCAGCAGCCTGGCAGCTCGCCGCAGAGTGTAAAAATCTGGCTCAAAAAAACACATCAAAATTTGATAAATTTGAAAAATGTACTTACTTTTCTGACCGCGAATCGCATTATTCAAAATCGATGTGCAACCCCATGGTTAGTGAGTCAGACGCCAATATCGCAAAGCTCTGCGTTGACAAAGTTGTGTGTTTTTGGCACATGGATTGTTTGCTCGCCAAGGCAGACCCAGACGGCTTCCGTGCCGTTTTTGTGCGGGCGGTTCTGAAAAGTTTGCGGGATGCTGAAAAAAATGGAGACATACTCCAAAATATAGATGACTTTGCTAAAATATGTTTCAAGAATGCGATTTAAGGCTCGTAACTTACACGCTGTTGCATTTTATTATTGATTTAGTACCAGAGTGGCTCTTATTTAAAATAATTGATTCTAGGGCATTTAAACGATGTTTTTGAGAATTTAGGAATTGCGCATTTTGGGAAGGGAAATTTAGAATTTTTCGTTCAATAAATTCGTTCAATAAATTCTGTTTGTCCCCGAATTGTAAATCACTATGAATAAAATTAGTAGTATATATAGACTAATATATTTGATCCTTTTTTGATCTAAAATATTCGAATTGGTCTGAATCAAAACTGGATCAAGAAAATCCCAATTTAGATCTCCTCGTCATATGTTAAATGAGGCTAACATAACGAGGAGATCTAAGATGGCTATGGAAACCGCTTTAGTCCATATCGGCGTTTTTACTATTTCTCATTTTCCCCCTTCTCATTTAAGCTGCCTGAGCCTAAGGGAACCATTTCCCTGACGTCAGGGAAATGGTCGGAAACGTTTTGTTTCGAGTTTTAGCACGCTTCCTTTGGCATGACCCACAGGACTATGCCAACAAATAATTGGCATAATGCGGTTGGCATGACCCATAGGACTATGCCAATTTTTTTGACTCAGAGTGGGGAAGAAGCAACCTTTTAAAATTAAAAGCGAAAGATAATACCCCCTTGCTATTTTCTGTATTTTCCCTTTAAAAATCAATTGGTTAAAAATACCCCCCCTTCTAATTTTTACAATTTTCAGAGAGTTATAAGGGTATAAGTGGCCTTACTATCCTCTTGTATAACATGCAGCATTTACCTCAAATTATTTCTAATTAATAACTATATGAGGTAAAACGTAAAAAAAACGTCCCATGACAACTCTAGAAATCGGATGGATTATAGTTGCTTGCTAATAAAAAAATAGTGACATCTTGTAGCCATTAAAATATTATATAAATTATACTTCAAGGCTTAGACATTGACGTTTGAGAGGGTCCTTAAGTAACTATCTAGTCATAGAGAGAGCTAGAGAGTTTATAGGATGCCGCTAATATTGATAATTGTTAACAGGCTCTGCAATTTCACAGTATTAGCGGCTTTTTTATTGCAATAATTGCAAAATATTGATAGATTTAAGTGGGCTTGGAAGCCTCATTAACCAACTCAAGCTTTTGGAAGGCTTGAGGCAATCCCTGCACATCCTTGTTTAGAATTTAACAATAAAAAGCATTAGGCATAAATATTTTAATGCTTTTTGGAAACCACGATCTATACATCGTGGTTTTTTTCCAATTTACTTAAGTTTTTTTATTATATCTTTTAATGCGCTAACTTCTGGATTTATTATAGTATTTATATTTTCAGCTAAAAAAATTAATATCCCAATACTGATGAGTATTAGCACAAAAAGTATCATATAATAGGCATAACTATCTTTATGCGTGCAATCCTCAGAACCATATTTTTGACAATAGCTTGCATTGCAAACCCTTGCATTTTCATAACGAATATATTTTATAGTCTGCCATATCCAATAAATTGTTATTATTTCTAAAAATATACAAATTGAAATCGATATTATGCCAGAGGTAAAAGCCTCCTTTACAAGCAAAGGCCATATATAATTTGCGCCATTGTTTATATGACCACCCATCGAATTCAACATGTTTATTATTTCTTGTGTTTCTTGCATTTTCCCCTCCGGTAGAGATTCTAATAGTCTTGGATTATCATTCTCAGAGATTAAATATAACGTTCTACTAGCCCTAAGTAATTCGGCGCTACCTCCGATAAAACTATCATTTCATAATCTTCCCGCCTTTTTAATCTCGTGGTGTACAATAACGGGGACGTACTTGGTTAACATAACTGCATACCCCTTATCTGAGGTATCTAACAGCTCTTTATAAACTTCTTCTGCTTCCTCGATTGTTTTGTACGTTCCTTGGCTCTCCACTTCCCCAGTTGGGTAGCTTGATACTACTTCATACATCTCTGGCATTTTCTTATTCAACATGATAACGTTTGCCAATAAAGATCAACCTCTTCCTGATTGATTTCTTTTAATTTCTGGAAATCTTCAATTTGCTCTATTTCGTATTTAAACTTTAGATTTCCTTCTAAATCTTTCACTGTGATTTCGTATTGTGGATTTTCCGGAGTATATTCAACGCTATATTCCAATAGTATTGGGTTCTCATCCTCAAACGAGTATGAGAATGAATACAACGTTATACTATCCTCATTTTTTAGTTTTTTGGACAGTTGCTCATATCTCTCCATAGCATCAGAGAATTTAAAATAGACCTCAGTCGTCTCCACTATTGGCTTTGCACTTCTTACAGTTACCTTGTAAAGTTTTTTCTCTCCACGGGAAGGGGTATATTTGATACTCTTGCTTAACAGTTTTTTTGCTTTCCCTTCTATAACTTCATGCACAGTTACCGTATCCATATCATCGTTTCTGTCTACTGTTGCATATCTTATTAAATAATCAAATTGGTAAATCTTCTTAGCCTCTAAGTAATTCGGTGCTACCTCCGATAAAACTATATCGCCATCACAATCTGTTGCTGTCACTTTATACATTTGTTAATCATGCTCCTTTAATCACGATGTTAAATTTTAAAAATCTCTTTAATCTTGATAGGATATAAAGCCTCTACTTGCTTTTTTTTAAGCTTGTAAATAGCAGTAATAACCCCCTTAACATCGACGTACTCAATATTCCCATCCGCATAAAAAACCATAAAATCAAGCAAATATTTAATACCCCCCGGAAGCCTAAAAGGCACTTGCAATAAAAAAAACGTTACTACACCTTTGGACTGCAAATTTTTAAGGTGCGTGTAATAACGTCCTTCCAGTTTTGAGCTAAAATTTATATCATCAATTTTAGTGTGGATTGATTTATATTTACTTTTTGGGAAAGGAATTTTAACTTTTATGATCATCCTCCACTTCTTTTTTAGCCGTCATTAAAGCACTCATTTTTTTTCTCCCGGGGGCTTAAAACACACGAGCCGGATACTATCATGGGTTTTCTCAGCACGATTCATCTCAAAGACTTCCTTAGCCTCCTCATACACCACATAATCGTAGGTATAAATTATGTTAGAGTCTTCATCTAATACTTCTACCGTGTAAAAGTACTGCTCGTTCGGGAAGTGGTGTTTTAGAATTTCTGGCAACGCGTTTTTATGGAGTAACGTTAGTGTTACCATGTTCCTATCAATTACTGTCTCTATCATTTTCTGGTAACCCACGTTTGCTTCCACGAGGGTGTTATACAACTCTTGATCTCGTATCTTACCGTCTGGAAATCTTTCTGTTATTTCGTAAATTTTTTCTTGCACCATTTTTTATTGCTCCTCTTAGTTATGAAACCTCGCCGCACGTACTCATCATAGGTAACAACCCATGAAGTGCTTAGCGATGCCAAAAGATACAACCGTAATCGCTAAGAGTATTACGGCTGATATGATAATAGATTTCATTTTTTAACGTACCTGTTTGTTAGGGATATCAATATCTGTTATTTTGTAGATGTCTTACCCCCCCAAGGGGTGTAGGTTACTGTCGCGATAAGATTTCCAGAATACTCTCCTAGCCAGACTCTTCCGTAATTCCCTGGCAGCTTAGCCATCTCCGAGCAAAAGCGCACGTGAGCATCCTCATAATTATCATATTCATAGGTTGTTCGTACGTCACCCCCTAAATCTCTCACGTGGACTTTAAAACGCATTGAGTCTTTAGCCTCTAATCCTCTAATTTCCCCTTTTTTGGCTGTCATTAAAGCAATCAGCGCATCCTTATCTTTTACTTCAAAAATTTTCTTCCCCGTGGGGGAACATTCAAATTCCCCTAATACTGCTGGGCAATGGTAAGGTTCTTCGCTTTCACTAAACTCTACTATCCAGAGTTTCCCATAATTCCGTGACCCTAGCTTAGCAGCCTCCTCGTCGAAGCGTGCCTTAGCATCAATGTAATTAAGATACCATATCTTCCACCCATCTAAGCCCATTCTTTGAACCTTAAACCGCATTGAATCTATTTCAAACATTTTTTAACCTTATTTATATTTTCTAACTCTCTCTCTGAGTAGATGTATCTTTTTTATTTAGCAATTTGCACCAATTTGTTTTGGTATGACCGCCATAAGGTAATGCAAGATTGTTGTCGATCAACATTTTGGATAAGTTTTTGTCGTCCACATATACATCCGCCAAAACCCTAAAGTACTTGTCCCGTTGCATGCTGCGTAACTCTACTTTTTTGGCTGTCATTAAAGCAGTAACCGTAAATTCTTTGGCTTTTTTAGCGGCCTCTATCTCTGAGGCACATTTCCCCCTCATCTCCGGCGCATCTACTCCGCTAAGTCTAATCTTGATGCGATAGCCTATGATCGGAGGCCATTCTTTGACGGTGACCGTAAATGTGTCTCCGTCATATACCGATACTATGTCGTTTATTGTGATGTCTCCGTAGGTATCTGCATATGTAAGAGGGAGATATGAAAAGATAAAAAGACCTAATAAAATTATTTTTTGCGTAGTGATTTTTTTTTCTCCTCATATTTTTTTATCATGCTGTAAATAATATCTTTTATGTTTTCTCTGATTTCTTCGGGGACAAATATAACTATTTGCTTATATCCATAGTATTTTAATTTTTCTCGGTATGTTTTATTGTTTTTTTTAATTGGGTTTTGCGTTTTTCGCTTAAAATTTTTTTAATTTTTGGGGTTAACATGCCGGCCTTGTTTTTTATAATTTTTGTGTATATAATTTATTTGTTGTTAATAATAGCTCGATTAATGGCCCCTATTTCCATTTAGTCGAGCTATTTTTTTATCCAAAATCCAAAAATATTACTATACGGCGTTACAAATGGATCGCAGAATCTATTCCAGCCGCACTATACAATTTTTTTGCAAGCCATCCCGCACCAAAGTAATTAATAACATCTTTGTGCGTCCGGCAGACCTCACCACTGTATTTTGTCCTCTCTCCATCA